CCTGCTGCAGAGTAGTGGGGGTTAAAGTCACCAGAGGGTATATACCAAACATGATAATTACCCGCTGCTGTATAAGCAGAAGAATCCCATTCGGGTCTGAGGTGTAAATCTCTACCGTCTACAAACCAACCCGCACCACGGGGATCATTCTCGTCTCGTTTAGGAATATCCGCAACTATTTGATTATTAGCGTCTAGTTTAGCGATTCGAATAATGGAACCTACATTAGGAGGTAATTCTATATATTCAGCATTGTCTAGAATACCTGTTAAAAGAAACTTAGAAAGTATAGGTTCATCTCGAACCCCATTTAATGCTGTAATGACATTAATCATCTCAGGTTCGATAATTTGTCGAACTAGAAAATCGTTTGAGTATTTAGCGTCTAGAGAGGGGTCGTCCAAGAAGGTACGAACCCTTTCCAATGTAGTCATTAATATAGAGCCGGTGCTATGCATGGGTGATTATCTTTCCTTTGGAAGCATTAATGAGATCTTCGGAGAGTTCGCTATCTCCGTCACTATAGTGTACCTTGGAATTTTTTAGTGACAAGGCAGCATCGTCCATGCCCTTCCTTTTAAGGTGGTTTACTTGATCGTATTTACGTTCTATATCCTCCCTTTTCTTCCTTTCCTCATCTCGTAATTCTGCTTGTCTATGAAGGGATCTCTTTAAATGCTCTTCTTCACGATTTACTTCTCTACATCTAAGTTTGATGAAATGGGTAGGTATCCAACCCCCACGGTCTGGAGCCTTATCCATCGTATCTAATTCTAGACATACAGGTTTATCTACCTCCCAAGGAGGATAGATCCAATGGGCAAGAACAAATTGTTCCGTATATTTATGATAATACACAAAGAGATCTTTTCTTCCCGTCTCTCTTTTAATGTGTGCAAGCCACATACTTTCAGGGAGTATCTTATGTTCTTCTCCCATAATTAAACCTGTATTAACCGCTTCCTCGTAAGGACTATATCCAATTTCTATTTTCATAATTTAATTATACCAAAAAGAAAGGGGTTCTACTCGAAAGTAAGAACCCCTTCCCAACACAGGAGGATAACTTAATTTAATGATTAATTATCACTAAAGATCTTATCTTGTGTAACTCCCGTTAGTTTCATGCCAGCAGGTTGGTCAGGAACCAACTGCATACGCATTTGACCAGGCATTTGAACGCCTTCAGTCACCAACGTATTGGCACCCGAGGAGTTATAAATTGGGAGCTTATTAGAACCCGTACCGGTGAGAGCACCAGCAATGAATTCGAATGGAGCACCCGCATCAGCTTGAGCAAACTTACTTGTACCTGAAACTGAAGGTGGAACATATCGCTTCCAGTTATTTCCACCTTTACGGATTCCATATACAGTGTTGTCTTCAACATAAGTTGAAGTGTAACCAGTATATGAACGACCATCAAAGGTGAATTTGAATCCTTCGTTTGAACCTTCGCTAGTCACGCTTGAAAGGCGACCAGTTCGATCCAATACTTCACGACCAATTTTCGTTGATTCGTAGTTCAGCCAAACACCATCACTGGCGATCAAGCAGTCAATGTATTGACCGTACTTGTTTTTGGCTGCGTGGAATCGACGCAAGTATTGACGAAGTTTGTGCTCAGTAAGAGTACCGACACTAGATTTCGTAAATGATTTAAACTCTGGGTGTACTGAAACATCGATATCATCAGTACCATCTTTTTCTGCACCCAATAGGTAATCATCAGCAGTTGTTCCAGCACCAGATTTCAACCAACTATTAACACCAGCGAAACCAGTGAATGCGTTACTGCCACCAAGACCGTGGTCACTGTTTGCATAAACAACGATTTGATCATTAGCGATTGCACCACCATTCCAGTTACTAGAATCGTTAGTATCAGGATCAGTTACGGAGAAAATTGTAACTGTACCTTTTAGCTCATCAACGCTTGAAACGTAAACGGAACGTCGTGTAGCTAGTGTTTGAGCACCGGCTGCAGCAACGGAGTCGTTCATACGATCTGCGGCTGTGGAGTCATAAACGTCAATTCGTTGACCAATATAGTATCGGTCTACTGCACCATTACCGGGAGTAAAGGTTACTTCGTATCCACCAGTTACGGCACCCGAAGCAGTTTTACTTGTAATTGTACTGAGTTGATATTTATCTGCTTGATTCAAATACCAGTAGTTACACAAGGTATGTGAAATGTTTCGTGAAAAACCTTCGAGTTTAGGAGCAATAATTTCACCAATGAAGGCGGGAGTTGCTTCTGCTTGCAATTCACCAAGAGTGAACATGATGTTAGACATCATGGAACGCATACCGATACCGAGACGGAATGGCATTGCGTTTGGACCATCTAGTGGTGAAGGCCAAGTTTGATCGAGGTTTTGAGTATAAAGACGAACACCGTGTTGATCAGTGTCGTCACCATAAAGGGTGAGATCGTTCCGAGGTCTACCCTGTTCGAGTACACCAGCCATTGAACCCATGAAGACTTTGATAATCTTCAGGTCACGACCAAGTGCATCAACAGGTCCGACACCTTGACTTGTAGAGATAATATCTCTCCAAATAGGGTCTAAACCGGGAAGGAAGATCTCAATGTTTTTATTAATCACTTCCTCAATCCTATTTTCATGTAGGTTGTGGAGTGAATTAGTTATTGCAGCCATGAGAATTTCCTTTAAAAATTAGGCTTTCGATTCTCCTCCAGCAGCACCTTCTCGTGCGCCCCTAAGTAATGTATCGAGTGTATATTCACGGGTCTTCGTATTGATAGAACCCATATCATCACCCTTCTCATACTTAGGAGGAGTTACTGGAGGCTTATTAAACAAACTGTCTTCCGTTGCTGTTTCCGGTGCTCTCTGGATTTTATCCGGATCACCGATTACCGAACTGAATTTATCATACACGGAACCCGCTGCTTTACCAGCCTCTTCCGTAAACCATGAATTATTAAAATTTTCCCCTGATGCTCTACGTTTACGAAGAGATTCCATCATAGAAGTTTCCACTTCTTGTCTTAGAACTTTGAGTCTTGATTCATTATCTTCATTTACACCCTTCAATTTTGCCAATTGAGGATTTGAACTCATAATACTATCAATAGCATTAGACATCTCTTTCTTCATCATCTCAGTGCCAATCCTAGATTGACGAGCTTCAATTTCATTCATTCTTGCTTTATCTTGTTCTCGCATTATTTGCTCCTGATAGTATTGTTGTTCATCAAATTGTTCTCCCTCATATTGAGGCTCTTCAGCATATTGCTCTTGTTGTTGTGGTTGTTGTGTATATTCCCCACTCTCTACTTGTTCGGTCCATTGTACATATTCATCAATCTCGTTAGGTTGATATCCTTCTTGGGTCATTAAAAATCTAATTGCAGAGGCTCTATCTTCGGAACCTCCCTGATTAGGGGCTATCAATTTACGAGCTTGTTCATTGTAAGCTTTTAAATTTGCATTCTCATCACGAGAATTAATTAAATCCCTAACCGATATTTCTTGTCCGTCTACCTTAATAGTAGAATCTAGATTCATTGAGGGTTCAACCGGTGTGGGGGTTTCTGTTGTTTCGGGACTTACTTCTGTGGGTGTATTTTCTTCAGACATTTACATGGCTCCTTGTTGTGGGAATGGCATCGGGCCACCTTGACCCTTACCTTGTTGCGATTGCTGCATCATTGCTGCCTCCATTGGAGATGGAACTCCTTCTGGCATCATTGCACCTGTAGATTGTAACATAAATTCTTTAAGTTTTATAAATTCGTTCTGAACTTCTGTACTCGCTACACTCATTAAAGGTCCAGACATAAATGCCACAAGTATTCTTAGTTGGAATTCTGGTCTAGCATTATGAGGAGTTATAACGATTTGTCCCGGTTCTTGTCCATCTCCATATAGAACAAGACAATTTCTAACTATCATATCATAAGCAGATTTTTCTTCTTCCATCCAAATAGCAAAGTCTAATCCTTCTTTTAACACTAACAGTTTGAAAGCATCAGGATCTGATACCCCAGACTTTAACATTTCTATAGCCTCTGTCTTACGCGCAACCATCGAACGGGGACTAGTTTCTTTAATAGTAATAGATACATTCTTCACGGAAGGAAGAGGGTTCATTCCTTGGAATTGAATTGTACTCTCATTAGGATTTATAATTGCTCCTGCCATCTCAAGATTTAAATCTGAAACGGGAATCGCTATAGGATTGTCCATTAGAGTTCTTACTGCACCTGCAAGCACTGATCGGAAACAAGAACCAAATGCTTGTTCTATACCCCGACTTGGATTTGTCATTGCTTTATTAATTTGTTCGTCAAGGAATGAAAGACCCACAGCAGAATCGACACGACCTTTCTCACGAATAAGATCTTGTACAGGATTCATTCTATCTAATAAGTCTTTAGCGAACGCTGCCGTCTTACCGGGAATATCTCCTGAATTATGAGGGGTTATATTAAAAGGTCGGAAAGTTTCAACAACGGGATCAGGTTCGAAAGGTAAAACTCGAAGACCGCTACCTACATCTCGAAGCATAGCACGATCGTTGAATTGACCTTGAGGCATAACGAGAACGCCATACCTATCTGTATCCCTAACATTATTAAATAAAGATTTAAGTAATCTTTCCATCTCACGATTTAAACTGAATAGGAGGTCGAAGAGTCCTGAACCGTGGAAGGTTCCATTTTCCATAAATCTAGCAAAGCCAATAGGACAATATACTTCTTGTTCGTCAAATTCTACATCGTGAAGAACATGTTCACCGCTTGTTACTACATATCTTGTGACTGTATCCCCCACTCCAAATGTCCATACTTCTCGTATCTTTACTAAAGATGTATGTTGTTTTGAACCACTAACGGTTCCTTGAGAGGTATCGCTCCAATAAGTCGTATCTCTTCCTGAGTGACTAGTTGGTCCTGCTTCTGTGCCACCATTCTCGTTTTCTCCCTCACCTATATTGGCTTCCCACCATTCCATCTTCTGGAGATTTCTCTTAAGTTTCTTACCAAACATTTCTTCTAAGAATTCTAGAGGAACTGTTCTTTGTCTCATTAAACCCCGTGCCTTTGTGTAGTCTGCACCTAGAGATGGGAAGGGGAATAATTCTCGTGGATGAATGACTTCTAAGTCAGCAGTTAATCCAATAGTAGGAGATTCTGCAATATGTCCTGCAATTCCACAAGAACCCAACGCTGTAAATATATGAGCGAATTGAGTCTTAATTTTTTCTAGTTGATCATTAGATACTACATGATCCATTACTATCTGACTGATAGCTCTTTCACGAATACTATTTAAAGAAATACCTTGCCTTACAACTTTAGGTCTAAGATCTAAAGAGGCTAATCTAGCAGAAACCCTATCAATTGAAGATAGCATTTCTTGGGATTGGAACTCCATATTCCCTTCTTCATCTAAGTAGTGGGGTGATAAGGCTCCCGTGTGAGGATCAAAGATGTCAAACCGCCTTGCTCCACAAAGATAATGCCAAGCTAGAAGCCACATGACTCTACGATAAGACAACCGTGATTCTTCTCGATCAGCGTGTTCGTCAATTACTCTCGCTAAGTCATGCTTGTTCTTCGGTAGTTTTATCGTGTCTAGTGCCACTTTGTTTCGCCTTTAATTTTCTTTCTGCTACGCCCTTTGGCTTATACCCTTTAGGGGTCTCCATCCCTATTGTAGTGTTTTTTAATTCTGATATCTCCGGTATAACCTGAGTAGTTGGATTTTCTGGTACGATTTGATATGGTTGTTCCCCATCACGAGGTCCAGTTCCATAGTAACATCTCATTAGTTTATCGAAAAATGCTAAAGGAACAACTACGGAGTTTTTATGTTCATATTCTTGTGGTGCATTCGGGATCATCTTTTACGTCCTTGTCTAATACTTGTAAGATTTCTGAAACAGTTAATTGATTAAAATTTAGACCATGAGCCAGATAAGTTCCACTTTTTTCATCGTAAACTTCTCCATCCTTCAACCTTTCTAAATTCGTTTTATTAGGTAGGTCCACCTTCCCTATGCTCTTTAAACGACCTTTAATGATAAATTGAGACATACATACACAATCTAACTCGTCATCATGTTGTAACCCGCCATCCCTCGCATCAGGATTGAATTGACCAATTTGGTCTATCAATCTCCTGAAGGAAGCCGTGGATTTCCATAAAGGAATTTTTATTTTTTTATGTTCAAATCTTAGAGATAGAGAAGCAATCTTTGCAGATTTCTCAATCATGCCCGGATTGAGCTTCTTAATCCCCGGGATATGCTCTATCCCCATCATGTCCTTTGCTCTAGTTCTAACCAGAGAATCTAACGTGGTATAAACACCTAATCCCTGTTTAATTGCCTCTACGTGGATAGTTGGTACTTTCCACTTATCAGCTAAACTCATTGACTGTTTAATGAGTTCATCTTCTCTACATTGAGCACTCCATAGGTCTATAACGAATAAGTCGTTATTCGAATTTATACCCATTACACATGCCACTTTGAAGTCTGAATCAGAAGTTGCTGTATAAGAGGTATCTACAGACATAAAGAGACGAATACTTCTTAAGAACTCGCACATTCGTACCTTCCTAAGTTCATCTCCCGAATACCAACAAACCAGAGTATTACTTGAATAAGGATCTTCTTCTGTCAAATTATCAACATCTTCAAGCCACCAACCGTGTGTCTCCTTTGAGAGTGGGGGAAAGAATGCACCTTCCCCCTCACCGGGACGAGCCATATACTCCGCAAGGAAGTTAGGTGTACCAATAATCTCTCGTATTTCTTCTAAGGAGACTCTATCTTTCCATTCAGGATTTGCGTCTTTTGCCTCACGGGAGGGAGGCCACATATCAGGCCAACAAGAGATTAACTCTCCATTGTCTCCCTCATATGCAGCCCTTACAATCATTCTCGA